GTCGCTTCCGGAGTCTTCTTCTCTTTCGGAAGTAGTCTTTTGATCGCCTTGAAAAAAGACTTGAGGTCCGGTGCTTTCACGATAGCTTCAATAATCTCGACAGCGACGTCTAATGGAATCGACTTTGTTTCTTCTTCCGGTAACCCAATAAGAGTAGCCAGTAACGGATAGACATCCTTTTCCGCGTCCTCGACGGACATGAAGAGGTTCAATGCCGTTTGAATCATGCGTTCCTGCCGCTCTTCTTCACGCGCCGCTTCTCCTGCTTTCCATTTAGCAAGACGTTCGTCATATAATAACTTCTCGTTTTCATCGAATTCTGCGATTTGTTCTTCTGTAAGCTGTACGAAATAGGAATCCGATTTGACGTCCATGTCGCGGATCATGCTCGAGAATTGATGAACGATACCCGCGCTTTTCAAGATACGAATGAATTGAAAGGCATTTTGTAGACCAAGACGTTTGACCGTATGTTCCTTACCGTTAATTGTTACTTTTACTGGTTGATGAATTAAATTTTCCATGTGTAGTGCCTCCTCGAGATAATTGAAATAGGAAGACCGCCCCTTGAAACGAGACGGTCTAGCTTATGCGTTTAGTGATTAACCTTGTGTGATTGTGTAGTTGTAATCGACAACAGCAGACGTTTGGAAACCTTCAACAGCCACTACACGAAGCGTTGTTGTCTTCGTGATGTCGATAGGGTTCTTATACTCGAATCCGTTGTTAGGCGAAGGATATGAACCATCTAGCGTATAGTAGGCTTTCGCTTGTCCTGTCACAGCAACTGTCACTTTTTGAGCTTCCGCGTACTCTCCTGCAGCTGGTGAGACAGCTGGTGCCGAAAGTGGAGAACCACCCTTTGGATAGAGGATGTAGAACGGAATTTTGGTCGGGTTTGCTGGATCGAACATACCTTCAAACTCCGTTTTCAGAACCACGTCATCTTTTCCGGTACCCATTGGAAGCTCGAGCGGATCTGTCGCTTGTGCATTTTCGATAACAATGACGATTGGATCCAGACTCCCGACCTTTGCACCAAACAAAGCGACGTTTTGTGTCGGTGCCGGAGCAACGGAACCGTCATGTTCCAATTTGTCATAGCGCTCATTAAGGCTCGTTGATTTAAAAATGTTTAGCTTCATGAGTAAGTTTTCTTTCGATACCTCGAGTAAGTTTGTCGAAAGTTTAGACTCCGCTTTTGTTACCCAACGCATCCCTTTCACCTTTCCAAGTGCTCCGTCCGGCTCTGTATCGTGCCATTCAAGATCAAGGTTCGCTGTGTTTCCGCCCTTAGTAGCACCTAGCATGACGCCCCATGTTGCGCGGTCATCTGGATTGAAGATTGCTAAGTTAAATCCTTTTGTTAAAAGTCCCGGTCCAATCACTAAATTTTCAGCGGATCGTCCGTTTAATCCATTCATCATTTGATAGCTCATTAGTGTGTTTCCTCCTCTGTGTATTGTCGTCAATCGACAAGTAAATCATTTCGAACGTAATGAAGCTCGATTTTGACATTACGACATTTTACTGACGGATCCGGCTGAGGAACGTTCAAAGCGGAGCGGACATATGACACCCGCGCCCCCGTTCCGATGCCATCCGGACTATCCGCGAAATGACGGTCTCGAAATAACTTTTCAATCTTGCCAGAAATCTCGATAGCCAGACTGCGGGTACCCTCAACGAAAATGTCTATAGAGACTAAGGCGTTGCCGAATAAGTTATTCGCTGCCATTGTGTCTGCCTCTTCGCGGAGGACGATGTACGGACGTCTCATGCCATCAGGAACGACGTCCTGAGCAATATTCGAGTACTCTCGTTCTTCATAGGTATTCTCATCAAGCGCTTGATACGTCCCGAGAAGTTTTGTAATGCGCGGTTCCGCTTCAATGAGCTCCTGAACGATGTCCAATGAATAAAGGCGCGTCATGTTCCACCTCGTTTCAACATTTCCTGTATATCGGCTTTCTTCAGGTGCCAGGTTGGTGCCATATACGGTCGTGCCTTCAAGTTGTGATAACGTCCTTCACGATCCTTTCCGACAAAACCGAATTCAAGCGCTTTGGCGTAAATAACATTGACCGGACCGACATACCCGCGATACATCTCATCTGTTTCCTCAAATTCGTACTGAAACGACGTTTTAAGTTGTCCGCGCAAGACAGCGGGTGGCGACCCCGGAGAGGACGCTTGATGCATCTTTGCTCCGACTAATTTCGTTACTGTCTGCTTATAACCGAGTTTGTTGGTGATCTGTACCTTTTCAAGACGACCTGTTTCCGGACGAATCGGGTACTTCTTCCCGGTCCCTTGTTGGTTGACGGTCTCGATCAATTCGTTTCGTAATTCCATCGTGGCTTTGACGACGTTCCGCTTAGCGCGGGCAATCAGTTCATGCTTCACTTCTTCGGTATGTGAGATCATTCGGAACGAGCTCGACACTTTCATGTTTATGTCGCCCCCTTAATGACCAGCATTGTGGCTTCTCCCTTCGTGACGACTTCATAAGGGATGTCCATGAGCTTGATCGGTGCTTCGTATGTGATGCCTTGCTTACCTGGATCAAGTGGCGTCTCCATCAGTTCATAGAGCTCGTCTCCATGCGGACCACCAACCTTCCCGCGAATAACAGGAATGACACGATCAGCAGTCTTCCCTACTGGATCAAGCATCATGACGCGGAGCAAGGATTCAGATTCTTCTTGTCCATTCTCTAGCTGTATGTTGTTCAGGGATGCTCCTGAACGCGAAATCGTATAGAAATGCGCTTGGACGCGCCCGATCAGCTTGAAGTGTTCACCAAACTCGGTCTTGCCTCGTACCGCGATTTTCTTGAAGACCAGTGCTTCGTCTTTCAAAAGTGATTTCGCTGTATTCAACATGACTTTCCGTCTCATTTTTTCAAGGCTTGCATTCGCTTTCCGTCTCATCCGAGCGCCGACTTTCGATAAGGACGTAACAAGGCTTGGACATCATCCGGAATGTAGTCACTCGGACCACCGGTGGCGGAAAGAGCGGCTTTCATGTCGCCTAATTCGAACGATTTCAGCGCGGCTGTCGTGGCTGCTACTTCGCGTTCTGAGGCGTCTTCGTCGTCCGAATAGACGTACTTCACTAAATCGATGCAAGCACGCTCGAGATCAGGTGGTAGATTGCATAGACCTTCTTCCAATGCTTGCTGTGGTGTTAAGTAACCCGCTTCATACAACAAGCGACTTCGAGCGGGAAACGACTCGTAGATTACTCCGGATTCTTTGAAAAACGGATCTTCCATTTCTTTGCCGTTCAAAGAGATAACACGATGTAGCGGGAACTGCTCACATACATGTTCGTCTTCCTCTTCCGGAATAATGTCCAAGTGTCCGCGTAAAGCAAATTTGCGATTGCAATAGGATTCGATGATCGAGCTCGCTGTGTTGATCGCTTCCTCGATATACGGCCGCTTTTCTTCCGCTTCTAACCCTAGTTCTTGCTCAATTCGTTCTACAGTCGTGAGCGCGTTCACTTCTAGCATCGTGTACCTCCTTATTTATCCGCTTTAGGAGCACGCGGCTTTTTAGCGGGTTTTGTTTCAGTAGGCTTGTCCACCGCTACTTCAATCGGAGGCACTTCTTCCGGATCACTAGGCTTCTTTTCTTCGATATATTCAGCAAACCCCGCGTTTACCCAGCTCTCAGCTAACGCTTCGTCAACGAACGGTTCCGCGCCCTGGTTGAATACACCAGAGGCGGTACCGACGGAGCGAATGATCTTAACTTGTTTCTGTGTCATCCTTCAGCACTCCATTCTTTTTAAATCGTTCAGATTAGGCTTGTTTTAATTTCAACAATGCGAAGGCTTCCGGCTTATCTACGCCACCGCCGACACGTTTTTTGTATTTGAATCCGATCAAGTCATCTTCGATATACAATTCATCAAGACGTTGGACAGTTGATCCTTTACGGTCAACGATCGTGTAACCGCGTTTGAAGTCTCCGAATACCGCTTGAACAGTTCCAGCACCCCATGCCGCGAAGTCGTCTGAGATGTAGTAAGGTTTACCGTTGATTTTGTTCGGGACATCTTCGCCCAATGTTGCTTGCCATACCATGTCTCCATTGGCATTCTTCAACTTACGAAGTGTTTGCTCGAGCTTCGATGAGATGACGTATACACCACGACGACGGTGTTGCGCTGGAACGAGATATTCCAAATCAATCAGATCCGTATCAACAACTGATTCGATAGCTGCTGTCGTGTGAACTGGAACACCAGTTTTAGTTAAGATGCCTTCTGGCTCTTCAAAGTTATTGCCTCGACCATTTAAGACAGCTGCGTCTTCATCTTCAGCGGCTGCTTGAGCAAACGATGAACCGAGATATGTTTGCAATTCGAGATCCGTGTCTTCCAATTCGTCGACACCAATCTTAGTCAAGCCGTTCAGGTTTTGGACCCAGATATAACGCTCAGATGGTTCGAGTTCTGATTCGAAATCAGACGTTCGTTTAGCGGATGTTTCGATTTTGCCCCAACCAGTTTGAACTTCATTCATGCCGCGTTTACGAATTTTTTCAGCGGATGTTTTACGGATGTTTACAAGACCGCGGAAGATTGTTTCTTTCGGAAGTTGGCGTTCGATTTCTTCGTCCAACTCAACTGGAACGATGATTCGTCCTTTGTCGTCTTCCACCAATGCTTTCCGCTCGTCAGCGCTAAGTCCGCGCTTCCCTTTTCGCATGAACTGATAGAAGGCTTTACTTGCTTTGACTTTTGCTTCCCGCTCTTCGTCCGTCATTCCATCAGCGGACGCATTCCGGTTTTTCTGTGCAGCTAGACCTTTGATTTGAGTATTAAGATCGTCGATGATAACTTGCTGATCTTCCACCTGCTGTTTCACTTCGTTAAAGTCAGGCGCGCCTTCAGTCTTAGCATCGAGCTTTTCTTTAGCGGTTTTTAAGGCTTCTAAAGCAGACTTCAGTTCTGTTTTTAACCCCTCTACTACTGAATCACTGAAAAACTGAATTCCTTTACCGTGTTTGAATGAGAGTGCATAGACAGGCTTCGAGCCGATAGCAAATTTCTTTTGCATGAGTTTCTTGCTCCTTTTTGGTTTGATTTTTTGTCGTTCTTCCTCATGCGGCTTTTGTTCGGCTCAAGTGACTAAATATGTACGGCTTGAGTGTTGAAAGTGCATGCCCCGCTGGTTATGCAGGGTTAGTTTTTAGCTTCGGTTTTAAATTCGTTGATGAGTGCGGCTAAATCCGGATCAGGTTGGTAGACTTCGTCGTCCGCTTTTTTGTGCACCGCGTCTAGTAGCGTTTTAAGCGAACTGTTAGCGTCTTCTAGCTCTTGGATTGCCTCTTCGATGATTGCTTTCTCGTCATCCAGAAGCTCATGTCCTGCTTTAATATCGTTGATCGTGTCCGCTACAAACTGCGAAATATCTTCCTTGAACGTTTTTTCAATGCCGTCTCGACGATTCTTAGCGGAAGTGACCACCGCGTTTACGTTTGCCGGGAAGGTGACGACTGATACTTCCATGAGCTTGACCTCTAGCAACGTGCGGACTCCGCTATCCCGATCATATGATTCTTTGATCGTTCGATAGCCGATAGACATTTTGTTGATCGTTTTGTCCTTCACTAAGACCATTGTGTCTTTACCGCGAGTTGTCTCGCTGATCTTGACCTTGATGAACAATCCGTTTGCGTCTTCTTTGGCTTCGATGATCTGACCGATTGGTTCATTCCAATCATGCTGCCATAAAAACACGAAAGTCTTTTGTTCTTTTAAGGTCTTAGCAAAGGCGCCTTTTTTGATGACGTCTCCCCAGCTGTCCGGTTCACCACCAAATGTAGCGGCATAACCCTCGATGATGTTCGTTTCGTCATCTTCAGCCTTAATTTCAAACGGTAGACTCTTGTACTCTACCTCGGCGCCCTTTTTCTTTCGTTCCATGTTCAGAACGCGATTGATTGCACTTGTAGCTGTCATTGTTTCACTCCTTTACATAATGTTTCTCTGCACAGCGGCACTTGATCCGCTGTCCTACAGGTAGTTTAGGATCACCGGGGAACTGCCCTGGATGTCCTCCGACATCATAAGGCTTGTCCATATCCCTTACTTGTCCATGACAATCGTTGTGTGAGTCACGCTGACGACCATCTAAGGTCGTAATCCATTTCTTTTCGAGCTCTAACCCGGTGGATAATGCGCCTTGTTGAGCTCCGTAGTTCGAAGCAGATACAATCTCAGTCCGCGCAATGGTAATGGCTCTTCGCGGTCCGAAATCGTCACCATAAATCTTTTGAATGTCTTTGCTGATTGATAGGAAAGATTTTTGTGCTGCCACTCCCTCACTAATGACCGAGCGGAGCTTTTCGCGAGTAATTTCATTGATTTTCGTTACTAGATAGACGGAAGTGTCCGCAATGTACTTCTGAATCGCCTGTTTTGCCACTGTGAAGGCGCGTGAGAAAAATTTCTTATCAAACTCCCCAGCACCTTTACTCGCGTCGTATTCGGCTTTTAAGCGGTTATAATTCCATGTGCCGAAATGTTCAACAGTTCCCGTGTAAAGAGCCATCATCGGCTTCTTCCACAGTTCTTCTTGAACGAGCAATTCCTTCTCAAAACCCTCTATCCCGTCGTTAGCAAGAGCCGCTGATAGTGCCTTGCCTTCTTCAGCTAATCTTTTTGTCAGCAATTTTTCAGCGGATTTGTACCAAGGTGCTCTCTCTGCTTCGATTAATTCAAAAAAAGCTGCATCCTCTTCAGTCGAATTATCCTTTTGTTGCAGGTTGTTCAGCATATTTTCAATGGACTTGATACTGTTTCCGAGCGGATCGTCTGTTTTGATCATCGTTGACGAGTCACCCGCATTTTTTGCTGGTTCCTCATCTGATTCATCTGAGGCGTCTGGCGTGTCTCCTTTTGGCGTTCGTAATTTACTCGCTTTACCGCCTACTGGCGTGTAACCAAGTGCCTCACGTCCTTCATCCGGGCTCAGTATGCCTTCTTTGACCGCTTCGTTAATTCGTTTCCACTTAGAATCGGTGTTTTCTTGCAAGGCTTCGATTCGATCCTTGTCTACTTCGATAATCAAGTTACGACCAAAGGACGGTACCAGCTGAGCATTAAGTAAGTCTACGAAGTTCCCGACAAAAGGAAGGATCGTCTCCTCGTAGAAGGAGGAACGAGCTTCTTTGTAGTTCGAGTACGTTTTATTCTGGCCATCTCCTACAATCTCAGGAGGCACGTTAAAAGCGGCGCAAATTTCGATACGATCTAATAGCTTCAAGTCCTTAAAACCAACCTCATTCGAATTGAATCCTGTCGCATGGTACGTTGCCCCATCTGTAAGGAGTGGTACTTTCCCGACATTCCGCTTTCCACCAAACATTTTTTTGATTTGAGCGTTCATCCGTTCAAACGTACTCGGTTGAACCTGTCCCGCCATCGTAATGACGCCCGGTGGCATTCCTCCGTTATCCAGCAAGACCTTATTCCAGCTGTCTGCGCTTGCATCCATGTCAATATTCCGCGCGGCTACTTTCATCGGTGATACTCCGTCAAGGACGTTCATCGGATTGAATAGCTTATAGAACATGACTTGATCATTTTGCAACAAGGCTTCTGTTCCGTCGCTTTTACGGTACTTATAGCCTGCTATGAATTCTTCTTGTCCGGGAATTGGTGCCACTTGGTCAGGACGTAACATCCACAGCTCTAAGATGTTCTTAAAACCATCCGCTGTGACTTTCTCGATGAATGAACTTCCACCGATCAGCAAGTATTTCGCCCATTCCTCGCGAAACTGACGTCCAGATTGATAGGGATTCGGTTTCCGTAAGAGATCGAGCAACTCATGTTCTTCAATTTCGACCTTTCTCTTCCCCCGCTTTTCATACAACAATAGCGGGACATCTGCGGCAGCGGTGGCAATTGCATTGATACAGGCATAGACCCATACATTGGCGTCATGCCCTTCCTCTGCAAAGCGGTCGTACTTTTTCGCTCCCCATTGTGGTTCTCCTGGTCGAGTCATATACATCGTGGAATGAGCAGCGACTGCCTTCGTCAAAACGATTCTTTTCATCTCCTGAAATATGTTGTTCACCCCCTTTCCAGCGGTTTATCCTAGCTCGTAGAATTCCGGTTCTGTTTTCATCATGAAGCGGTTAAGCGCTTGGCTCATAGCATCCACGTCATCGTCATGTGCCGCGAACGGGAAGGAAACGATCTGCTCGATGAAATCGAATACCCACGGAGCAATTGACGGATCCGGAAGGTATACGTTCCCCGCTTCCCAATACGGCGCAATGGCGGAAACCCGCGCAATCTTGGTGCCGATTGGTTCTACCGGGATGATTCCAGGTATCTCACGTTTTAACGTCGAGATTACCGCTGGACCATTTGCCTTGTCCTCAATGAGAATTCGGTTTGAACGATGTTTTGCGTTGAATGCTCGAATGGCTGCAAGCGTAGCGGTAAAGTCCATGACATCGTTCACGCGGTCAATGAGATACATATCCGCACCTAAGCGACCCCACTTCTGACCAGACACGCTGTCGGCGCCCACGCTGTCCTTGAACGTAAGGTCCCAGCTTTCCAGTACATCATTTTCGACACCGCTCGGTAACACAGTGTAGAACTTGATTTGATTCCGCTTAATCATTGCCCCTTCGCCCGGTGCAGGTCTTTGCTGGAATAAGGCATCCCATGTACGTGAACCAACTTCAATCTTTTTGGTTTTTGCCCATTCCTCGTCATATCCAAGTTCAGGACACAACGCTTCACCGATGGCACGACCGAGTAGATCATCCTCTTCAGCGATAGCGGGTAAACGAATTCTCGTCCATTCCCTCGCTTTGTTTTGCAGAAGTCGAGCAACAAGGTCGTCTTCATGCCACCGCGTCATAATGACAACGACAGAGGCGTTCGTGTGCAATCGCGTTGACAATGTTGATTCCCACTCATCCCACACCTTTTTCCGTATGGTTGGCGAGTTCGCTTCAGTTGCGTTTTTAAACGGATCATCAATCATCAGCAAGTCTGCACCCTGACCAGTGATTGACCCTCCGATACCAGTAGCAATCATGCCACCGGCTCTACCTTCGATGGACCAGTCGTTAGTTGAGCGGTTCTCCTTGCTGACCTTTACACCGAACAAGTGACCATGCTCAGTGATCTTGTCGCGGTTAAGGCGACCGAACTTCCGAGCAAGAGAATCACTGTATGATGTCGCAATCACCCGCTTGTCGGGATTCTTAGCGAGATAGAAGCTAGGAAACGATTCCGTACCCGATAAAGACTTCCCGTGGCGCGGAGGTAATTCGATGATCACGAAGCGGGATTCTCCGTCCGCTATGCGTTGGAGCTCGTTTGCAATCAACAATGTGTGCCGGAAGTGACGATAGCGTCCCTTATGGGCATATACCAGATAATCGCGGTAATTCCGTTTAGCTAGAGTCTTTTTTGCTCTCTCCGCTATTTGTTGGAGTGACTGTTGGCTTAGTTTTTCTTTTGGGACTCCCAATCGTCATCCCCCCCAACATTCGGATCAGCCAGCTGAATGAGTTTTTCCAAGTCTTCCGTCGACATCTCCTCGAGCGGATCTTTGGATGTGCTGTTATTTTGTATGATGTGTTCAATTTTGCTTTCGGCTTTCCACTTCTTCGAATCACGATTCGCTAACCAGAACATCATTGCGCGGACATCTCCCGGTTGATGCTTTTTCACACTTTTCGTGAGAATTTGCTTAGTTCTAGGAATCGAAAGGATAAATCGCTCTCGTTCTTCTGGTGACGCCTTTTTGTTCTTTTTGTTCCAGATTGCAAGTTCAACATCCACGATCAAGTCATATTCTTCCTGACTCATCTTGACCGTTTCATACGTGTCTTCTGTGTAGTCATATCCTGTCGCGCGCTTATGTAGCGAGTTCGAAACCTCGTAATCCGCGACTTCCTTCCCCGCGCGTAAAGCGTGCAAAATGGGAAAGTGTTTGTCTTGCCAGTTATACAGCGTCCGTCGAGAAATTTTAATCGCTGCTGCAATATCATCCATTGTCATGCCGTCTTTTGCCCATCCTTCAAGGAGAATCAGCTTATCCGGCTCTAACCAGTCTTTTGCGTATACTCTACCTGCCATAAGGTGACACCCCTTTCCAGATCAGCAAAAATTTGCACACTGTGAATTTAATAGCTGTTTTTATGTGTTTAAATGCTGATTTTCTATGTAAGGAAGTCGTGAACCGACGCGAATACCATCTTTTTGGTCGCTGTATGTACACATGGTCGCGTAGCGTTTACGACTACCATGCAAGGTACAAAAAATGGACATCCGCGCCTCTTCAGAACCGTTTGTCCGCTTGTATCTTGCATGCTAACCGTAAATCTCATTACAAAAGGTCCCCGCTGAAAACGGAGACCTTGCAAATAATTTATCTATTGCTAATATAGCATGACGAAATATTTTCCAACAAGATAAATTATTTTGACACTTTAATTTTCATCTTCCTCTCTGTCGAATGAGTTCTTCCATGCATCGTACTGTTCCTTACTAATTTGCTGATAAAAGTCTAAAATATAATTCTCTCTATTACCCTCGTCTTCGAACATTTTATTGATCGACCTTACCCACTCGACAGGATGAGTATCCATTACTACATTCCCCTCTAAAACAAGCACATCATCACGCCACTGCCTGAGTTTCATGAAATAGTAGCGTTTAACTTCTCCGTTATCTGTAGGGTCTTCTACAATTTTAGAGCTCACTGTGACGACGTCATTGATGCCATGAGCTTTAAATTGTTCAATCGCCTGACTCTTTAATTTGTTCATAACACGTTCCGTTGCTTGTTCTTGCTCATACCATCCACGGACTTTCTCTTCTTGTCCAGCGGGTACTTCTGTTTCAATTACGATGTCGATTTTGATTTTCATTCCATACACCCCTTTATTTACAGAATTATCTTAAGTATATAAGAAATCGGATTAATTAAAGTCTATGATTCTGAAAACATGTCAAATACATACTTTTTCGGGCATGAAAAATCTTATGTGACTGTCATGTGATCATTCATGTTTTATGAATGAAGCTCAGACAGCCTTCTGAGTTCTTCTTCGGTCAAATTGTCAAACGCGTCGTCCGCTTTGTTTCCGCGGTCAAGAGTTCCCTCATGAGTAATGCTGCCCTTGAAGCGGTCTTTACGTCCCCAACGATCAGGAGCCTTTCTCTCGAGGAACCATGCAGCTGCTTGCCAATTCTTCTCGGCCGCTTTATTGATGATCGTGAGATTTCGTGCTTCAGCGGTCGCTTCCGCTTTTTGTACTGCCTCAAAAAAATCAAGATAATCTTCTTCAGACTCTTTCGGCTTTGCTCTTGGACTTCCCTCGAGACGGTCATATTCCCTTTGTCCACGCTTCACCCATTCCCGGTACGTTGCATATGTGACGCCAGCGGCTTGGCATGCCGTATCGAGATAATTCCCCGCATTAATTAGCGATAAGATGCGATTCCTCCGCTCTGGTGTGAACTTGCTCGGACGACCGCGTTTGGCTGTCGTTGCCATTATGCGACCACCTCAGCAGGTTTGACGTCACTATAGGAAATCTCTACACCGTTCCGGATAAGGACAATGTCTTCTGTATTCCCTTTCCACTCCTTATACCGCTCCACGATAACGTCTACATATCGCGGATCGAGTTCCATTGATCGATTCACACGCCCAGTCTGTTCACTGGCAATTAAAGTGGATCCACTCCCCCCGAATAAATCGAGAACTGTCCACCCCCGCTTACTCGAGTTATTGATTGCTCGAGCAACGAGTTCGATCGGCTTCATGGTCGGGTGTAACTCTGATTTCTTCGGTCTCGCCACTTCCCATACATCTGATTGCTTTCGATCTTCGAGTGGCATCAAACGCGGAGCACCGCCTTTCCACCCGTACCAGATCGGCTCATACTGCGTGTGATAATCCTTCCGCGATAATACAAGCGAATCTTTCGCCCAAATGATTGTTGAGGACCAATGGTAATCATTCATAGCAAGCGTCAGCATCATATTTCCCCACTCTTGGGCGGACATGACAACATATGTACATGCACCATCTTCAGAAAAGGCAGCGGAGTTCGCAAAGATCGCATTCATGAACTGTTTAAAGTCTTCCGTTCCCATGAAGTCATTTAATATCTTTCGTGGCTTGTACCCTTGGGAATTGCCTTCCTTCACGTCTCCATAGTTCACGTTCCATGGCGGATCAGTGAAGACCATCTGCGCTTTGTTGCCATCCATGAGGACCGACACGTCCGCTTCGCTTGTTGAGTCACCACACATCAAACGGTGATTCCCTAAACGCCATACGTCCCCTAGTTGAGAGATAGCCGGTGCATTCTCCATCGCTTCGTCTAAATCAAAATTATCCTCTTCCGGATCCGCGAGCGGTTCGTCGAATGCATCGAATAAATCAGTCACCTCGTCCATGCTGAATCCTGTAATGTCGAGATCATAACCTTCTCCGTCCAAGTCTTTGAGTAGTGAAGCCAGCGCTTCGTCATCCCATTCACCTGTGATCTTGTTCAAAGCAATGTTTAAAGCCTTCTCTGCGGTCTCGTCCAGATCGACAACAGAAACGTCCACCTCGAGCACTCCTAAATTCTTCATGACAGTCAGACGTTGATGTCCTCCGACGATCGTTCCTGTCCGCTCGTTCCAAATGATCGGATCAACATAGCCGAATTCCTCAATGCTCCGCTCGATTCGTTTGTATTCAGGGTCCGCGGGTTTCAGCGCCTTTCGCGGATTGTAGTCCGCTGGAATCAAGTCCCGTACGCTTTTTCGTTCCACTTTGATATTCATCATTATCCCGCCATTCTCGGTGTATTTTGCTATATATGTGCGAATAAGGAACGGAAATCATTCTCCGCTCCTTTCGAATCATCATAGAAATCAAACTTTTATTGCTTGAAACGATTCCTATGCTTTTCTTCTTCGATTTCAAACTCTCTAATAGTTCTTGGTTTAGGACATTCTTCTAGCGGTTTGGGGGTTTTTCTCACTTTGTATTTTTCGTGCAATTCATTTTTGATTTTATATCCTAGTTCACAGCAATAACTAACGTTAGAAGAATGACCATCTAATGCTCGACATCCACCACACGTTCTCTTCATTTCGTCCCCATCCTTTTTAGAGCAACGAAAGACCCGCTCTTATTTTTCTTTCCTTCAGCAATCTAGCCTTCAATTCTTTTCTTGATACTGGACTAATTAGACGCGCTGCCAATGTAATTTTGAAGTCCATCGAATCGACTTCGACATCTGTATACTCAATAATCTTGTAT